AATTACGTTGACCTTCAATCCTTGGTCGAGTAAACACTGGTTAAAGCGTAGGTTTTTTGACCTACTCTCGAAGGAAGGAAAACCGATTGACCCGTATAACATAGCTACCTTCCGAACAAATTACCTCGTAAACGAGTTTTTGGACGCTGATGATATTGCAGTTTTCGAGATGATGAAGGCGCAAAATCCCCGCCGATATTCGATTGAGGGACTTGGGGATTGGGGTATCGCTGAAGGGCTTGTATATACCAACTGGGAAATGTGGGACGAGGCTCGACACCCCTCTCTCGAAAACCTCAAGAAAAACGCAGCCTATCGTCAGGTAAATGGGATTGACTTCGGTTATACCGCGCCGACCGCGTTTGTTGCAGCGTTAAATAAACCTGGCGAATTCAAGCTATACGTCTATGACGAGTTTTACGAGAGAACGATGTCTAACTCCGATATAGCCTCGGCAATCGTGTCAAAAGGTTTCGACCGTTCGGAGATAATAGCGGATAGTGAAGACCCCCGGACGATTGCGGAGTTACGACGGCTCGGCGTTCACGGTATTCGGGAGGCGAAAAAGGGTCAGGGGTCGGTACTCGGTGGGATTCAAAAGCTCCAGGATTATAAAATTATAGTTCACCCGCGTTGTTTTAATACTATCGTAGAGCTGAATAATTATATCTGGGACAAAGACCCATCGGGTAATACTCTAAACCGTCCTATCAAGGATTTTGACCATATAATGGACGCTCTACGTTACGGCTCCGAAAAGCTCGGGCGAATAACTATGGCTTTCGCGTAAATAACTAAAACTACTCAGAGGAGATAAAATAAATGAAACAGAACTTCCTGAAGGGGGTCGGAGATACCGCCCCGAACGCGGTATTGATGGAAATTCCTCGCGGTATATCGAATATGGAAATTACGCAACTCATACTAAACGAGTGGCGTGATAGTCAACCTATTCGGGATATGGTAGCGAGCGAAGAATATTACCAGGTCAGGAATACCAAGATATTCGGTAAAAAGCGTAAATATACGGACGAGTACGGAACCGAGAAGGTAAATACTACCCTCTCGAATATCAAAATCCCGTCGGCGTTCCTCCGTAATTCAGTAAATCAGAAAATCAATTACGCCTTCGGGAAGCCGTTTTCGATAGCCGTCGAGAATATCCATATGACTGCAAAGGAGCAGGAAAAGGATAAACTCGCCGAAACTTATCTCAAAGAATGGCAAAACTGGATAACAACCTACGTCAGGAAAACCTTGAAAAGGCTTGGTAAAAACGCCGTTACATCAGGTATCGGATGGGTTTACGTCTGGATAGACGAGGCGGGTATGCTTCAGATTATCGACGTTACCCCGCCCTCGCTTTATCCTCAATGGGCAGACCGGGCTCATCTTTCCCTCGACGCTATAATTCGCGACTTCCAAATTCAGGATTTTTCGTCGGGGTCGGCTGAAACGGTTACGAAAGTTGAATATTGGGACGCAACTACGGTTGAGCGTTATATCGACGAGGATGGCGAACTTGTTCCCGATACCGAATATAACCCGGAACTCGAAACAGGCGAACAACCCGAGGTCGAGGAGATAGGCCGAGGTCATATGACTATTGAGCGGACGGGAGAGGATGGGTCGACAAGTATAGAGGCTCTCTCGTGGGGTAAAGTCCCATTTATTGCGTTCAAGGCGAACGAGGACGAACTTCCCCTCCTAAATCTTATTCGGGAACCCGTCGACGCTTATGACGAGATAACAAGTAAGACGGCTGACGCGCTGATGGATGATATCGACCCGATTATTATCCTGAAAAATTACGACCCGAGTATAGGAAGTCTGACCCGAGCCGCGCAGTTACTCCGTTCCTCCCGCATGATGGCGGTAGGCGAGGAAGGAGGCGCGGACTATCTCAAAGTCGGAACCGATATAACCTCGGCTCAATCGAAGCTCGAAAGCCTTCGGAAAGACATACGCGAATTTTCCTCGACGGTCGATACTCAGGATTTGAAGGTCGGCTCGAACCCGTCGGGCGTAGCTCTTAAATCCATGTACCAGGATTTGGATATATACACCGACGGACTGGAAGTCGAGTTTGAGGTATTTATAGACAATTTGAAATACTTCTTTGACCGCTGGCTGGAATTCAAGAGCGTAGGAACGGTTGAGCAGTGGTCGGAGTATCGCGTTATTGTAACGCTGGACCGCGATATGCTTATAAACGAGAAGGATATTCTCGAAAACGCTACAAAGCTTGTAGCCCTCGGCGTTTCCCAGGAAACGATTGATGCGTATAATCCCGCTATCGAGAGTCATGAAATCGAGGAAGCTCGCCGGGCTACTCAACGCGAAAAAGAAAAGAAACTCCGCGAGGAGGAAGCCAACGCCTTATTCAGTTTCGGGAACTCGCAAAACCCTCAAAACGGTATAAATACCGAAAATAATCGAGGGGGAAACGAAAATGGAGAAGGAAACGACGGGGAATGAGCTTTGTCCGTTCGTGAATAAATACTGTCTTTGCCAATATTGCGACGTTTGTAATGAAACCGATAAAATGTGCGGAGCGTGTAAATTTGCGGATAAAATCCTATGGACGAAAGTCTCTTGTCACCGCTTTACTGGAATTAACCCGTCTACGGGGGAATTTATAACTGGAAAAAGGAGTATTTGGGATGCCGACACCGAAGATGACTGCTGAAGACAAGCGTTACGAAGCCGAGCGTAAAAAGCGCGAACTGCAATGGCAAACTGAAAGCGACGCTTCGACCCTTCGACGGCTCGCTGAATTACAAGGGGATAAGGCTCGAATGACCCGAGCTGCGAATTTTCTTCAAAAAGAAGCGACAGCGACGGCGAACGCCGTAAAAATTGCGAAGGGTAAGAAGTAATTATGCCGAACCGACTGACGAACGAGGAATATTGGGGGGGTCGTGCTGACGCCCTTATAGAATTGGGCGAAAAGTCGGCTATGGAGACGTTACGCGACATTGAGAGGCTTTTTAACGATGCCTCCCGCGAAATATCGAAGGAAATTGAGGCTTTTTACGCGCGTTACTCTCTTGAAACGGGAGTTGACCTCTCCGAGATACGGAAACGCCTCGACCCCTCTCAATTCGCGAGCGTTCAGTCGGATATAGCCCGGTATTATAGCGAGGTCGAGAGGGTAGGGGGTTACTCCCCCGAGTATCACGCATATTTGCGTTCCCTCTCGGCGAGAGCTTATATGTCGAGGCTTGATGACGTCCAACTCCAAATGAGAAACCAGGTCGAACGTATGTTTCGAGAGGTAAACGGTAAATTTGGAGAAGGGTTGAGCGAGGTTTGGAGAGATAGTTATCTCCGTTCAGTTTTTAACGGACAATCCCGTCTCGGGGTAGCCTCGGCGTTTACCGCTCCGAACGAGAGGCTCATAACGACAGCTATCCGCGAAAAGTGGCTCGGGGCGAATTACTCTGACCGAATTTGGACGAACAAAAGTAATTTACTCGAAAGCCTCAACACAACCTTTATGCGCGGGGTAGCTCAGGGAGTAAATCCGAACGCGATAGCCCGAACCCTCTCGACCGAATTAAATACCCGATTTTCAAATGCGGTACGGCTCGCCCGAACGGAGTTTGCGCATATTACGAACTCGGCGAACCTTTCCGCGTACGAACAATTCGGGGTCGTTAAACAATATAGATACGTCGCGACGCTCGATAAAAGAACGTCAACGACGTGTCAAGACCTCGACGGTCAGATTTTCGACGTATCGAACGCTGTCGAAGGGTTAAACTTCCCGCCTATGCACCCAAATTGTCGTTCAACGACAATAGCCTACTTTCCTGAGAAGGACAAGGAAAAAATCGAGCAAAACTCGTTCCGACTTGCTCGAGACCCCGTAACGGGGAAAAATTACCGCGTTCCCGCGAATATCTCGTACGCTGAATGGGTAAAAGGGTTGACCGAAACTCAAAAAGGCGAGTTAATGTACCGAAAAAATCCCGTAAACGACCCCAGATAGATTTTATACGATTTTTATAAAAATTTTATAAAAATTTTTGAAAAGGGTATTGACTTTTGGGAAAAAATATATTATGATAGAGCATAGGAGGAATTATGTCCAAAGAAGGCTGGTATGTCTGTAAATTTTGCAGACAGAAACTATTCCCTATAAAACCAGATACGCTTGTACGAAATCTCGATTTCAAATGTAAAAATTGTAAAAGCGTGTTTATAATAGACATTGAGCCAAAAATGTCCGCGAATACTCCCGAGAGGGAAGTAAATCCAGAACATAAAGAGCCGTCGAAAACGTAGCTCGGAGAACTCCGACGCTAAATTTTTGAGGGCTCTTTTTGTTAATATAATAAGGCTATACGCCTACAAAAGAGGTATTCAATATGACTGAGCAAACTCAGGTACCCGATACCGGAACGGTTACTCCGGGAACCTCCGCGCCTTCGGCTACTCCGTCCGCTACTACGGGGGGAACTACGCCGTTCAAAATCTACGCTACTCAGGAGGATTTTGACGGTCATGCGGCGGGTATAAAATCCGCAGCTATCAAGGACGCAGAAAAAGAGCTGTTAAAATCCTTGGGAATCACAGATAAAACTAAACTCGCTACTATCAAAGCTGCCTACGAGGCGAGCCTCTCTGCAGAACAGATACAGAGCGAGCTGGTCGTAACTCTCCAAAGAGATAACGCGAAACTGTCTGCCGAAATTGACGAAAAAGACTTTACAATCGCGGCATTGACCGTTATGTCTGGAAAGTCGTCTGCTGACGTTACGAAAGTCGTTAAAATGGCGAGAGGACTTCGCGAGGAAGGAACCCCGATAGAGGACGTTATAAAGGAAGTTGTCGGAATGATAACTCCCGCGCCCGCTACTACGGGAACCGCCACGGCTACTCCTCCCGCTAACATGCCGAAAGGCACACAAATCGTTCAGCCCGATAAACCCCTCGCCGTCGAGGTAAACCCGTTCAAAAAGGAAACGGTAAACCTCACCGAGCAGGGAAGGCTGGTCAGAACCGACCCCGAAAAAGCGAGGAGGCTCGCGAAGGAAGCGGGTTGGAAAAACATTACCTTCTAAAAATTTCATCTTAAAGGAGATAGAAAATGGCCTCTGTATCTACAAGAATTGCGGACATAATCGTGCCCGAAATATTCGCGCCTTACGTCATTAATCGTACCGCCGAGCTTTCTGCTCTCGTTCAGTCGGGGATTATCACGCGTAACCCGAAGCTCGACGAGCTGGTAACGGGCGGTGGCGTAACCATCAATATGCCCTTCTGGAACGACCTTACGGGAAGCTCCCAGGTGTTGAACGACGTTGACCCGATAGAGACGTCGAAAATTACCGCCGCAGCTGACATCGCTGCCCTTATGATAAGGGCGAAAGGTTGGTCGAGCCATGAGCTTGCCGGAGCCCTCGCGGGAGATGACCCGCAGATGGCTATCGCCGACCTCGTAGCGAATTGGTGGAACCGCGACGAGCAGAAAACCCTCATCCAAATCCTCAACGGCGTATTCGCGTCGACCTCGATGGCTGACCTCGTCTACGACGGCTCGGCTGCGACAATCGACAGCGGAGTTATCCTCGACGGAAAGCAGTGTCTCGGAGACGCGGCTAACCAGCTGACGGCTGTCGCTATGCATTCCATGGCGTATACCAAGCTCCAGAAGCTCAAACTCATCGAGTACGTCCCGAATACCGCAGCCAATATTGGCCCGCGCGAGGCGGTTACGTTCCCGACTTTCCTCGGCTATCGCGTTATAGTCGACGACGGTCTTCCCGTAACGGGAACCGGCGCGACTGCTGTGTATACCTCGTACCTGTTCGCCCCCGGCGTTATCGCGAGAGGCGAAGGCGTACCGACCAGCTTGACCCCCGTCGAAACCGACCGCCGGGCCGATATGTCTACCGACCGCCTATTCCATCGTAGGGCTTTCGTCCTGCATCCTATGGGCGTAAAGTGGGCAGGAGCCGCAACTATCGTTGGCCCAACCCCGACAAACGCCGAGTTTGCGACGGGAACCAACTGGGTACGGGTTTACGAGAAAAAGCAAATCGGTATCGTAAAAATTACCCACTTGGTATAGCACTATGGCACTCTCGGGCTATAATCGAATAAAAGCGATACAGGAAGCGAAACGGCTGGCGGAGGATAAAACGAATGAAGTCCCCCAAGTTATCCCCGCCCCAAAAAAGAACGTCGCTCCTACACCAAATAAATTGGTCGAGGTTGACGAAAGCACGGGCGTTATTCCCGTAGACGAGCCGACCGAAGCCGAAAAATTGGCGGGCAAAATAAAACAACCGAAAAACGAGATACCTACCGAATAGGAAAGGGACTTGGAGAGGAGTAACCTATGGATATACTTGACGGAGTGAAAACGATATTGAAAATAACGGGGTCGGATAACGATACTCTATTAACGCTCTATATCGACATCGTAACTCAACAGATACTGACGGTTACAAATCGAAAGTCCCTTCCCCAGGAGTTACGTTTTACGCTCATACAAATGGTCGCTGACCTATACTGGGAACAAACCGCGAAAACTCTCGCGACTTCAACGGGCGGGACGGTAGCCAGTATCAGCGAGGACGGGCGAACGGTAGGGTTTCAAAAAACTCTCGCAACCGAAATTCAAACGGCGGCGGAGGATAGGATAAATCGTAAAAACGAATTATACCAATACCGTCTACCGTACCGCTCGTGAGGTGACTTATGGCGGGTTTTAACTTCGGTCAAATTGGCGATATAGTTGGGGACGTCATGGATACGGATTTTCTCGATATATACCGGGATATGGGAGGCGTAGCGGGTAGGGTTTTAATTTACTCAAATATCCCGTGTCACGCAGCGTTTATCTCGGCAGATAATCCAAATCCGACGACCGTCGACCTTATGCCGATTATCACGAGCCTTCGCGTTCATATGCCTGTTTGGGTTGATATCCAAAACGCGGATTATCTCCACGTAAAGCGGGCGACTACAAATAACGAGTTGATGATAGTTTATAAAGGGGTGTGCGGGTTTCCAGCGGTCAGCCAGAGCCGACAATCGGTTACTATGCAGATGAATGCAGGAGCAAGCCCAGACGAACCTATCCCACCCCCTCCCTTACAGGAAAGCGTCATCCGCGTCGAATACGTCGACGACATCGGCGAGAACATACGGGCGAACGCGGAACTCCGAGTACAACAGGGCGTTCCCTTTACCGTTACCCCGCCGAAAATAATCAACTATACGTTATACCAAGCTACGTTGGACAGGGTTTCCGTTCCAGCGGGCGACGTAACTATAACGAACCCCTTACCCGAAGGACACGAAGTCCTATTCAAATACGCAGAGTTTCAAACTCCTCTCTTTTTCCGAATACTCGTCAACGGAGTATTTACACGAAATAACGGTAGCCTCGGAGTTGGTTTGCACCTTTTCCGACGCGTTCCCCTCGTAGAATACGAAAACGGTCGTGTCGTTACCGCCGTCGATAGATTGGTTCATCCCGAAATGGGTATAATTCTATTCGACGTAGGGACGAAATTGAAGATGTTTTCGACGGACGAGTGGTTTACTATCGCGACGATACCAACGGCGACGATAGGAGGCTTTGGGTTTGAAATAACGCCGTATGTACCGACCCCCGCTGAAGCTGACGCGTACGAAACGCTTTGGTATGACGAGAGTTAAAGGAGGTAGAAAATGGCTATTGAATTTGACTTTTCCGAGTTATCGAAGTATATCGCAACGATGAGCGAAGCTGTATCGAAAGGCGCACCCGATAAATTTGTTCGGGCGTTCGCCGTACGTACCGCCGAGCGGATTGTCGCGAAAGCGAAGCCGAAAACTCCCGTCGGAACTCCCGAAAGTACCGGTCAACCGGGATATATCGGGGGAAGCCTTCGGGCAGCGTGGGGGATAGGCGAAGTACAACGGGCTGAATTCCTCGGGTCAAATAGAGGTAAACAGGGCGGGGCTTGGGACGGGTCAGAAGTTGAATACCAAGACCTAAATCCCGAACAAGTCGCAAAAACGGAATACGGAACGACGGAAGTCGTTATCTGGAACGGGATGAATTACGCCTCTCACGTCGAGTTTGGTCACGCTACTCGCGGAGGGGGAGGTTGGGTCGAAGGCTATCATATGCTTGCTATAAGTATGGAGGAAGTCGAAAGCGACCTACCGTCTGAATTCAGAAGCGAGTTTGCGGACTTTATGGTGCGCGAACGTCTTGGAGGAGGATAATATGAATATAACGAACGTGCCTATTATCGGCGAGAGCGTAAAGTCCGCTCTTACGGTCGAGTTATTCAAAAGTTTTCCCGGGATAACCATATATCGCGAACAGGTAACTCAAAATATCCAGTTTCCTCAATTTTTTATAAATCAGCTGACGCTGACCCAACGAAAAGAGGGGCAAAATACGTGGTGGTTGAGATACCTCGTAAATATCCGTTTTCGAGCCGTAGCCGATATAGCAACCGAACCAAATCTACAAACGCGCCTTGACGGGATGGCGATAGATATGACGTCCCGTCTGCAAACGATAAATCTGGGCGGCTTACAAATTCCCGTCCGTTCGCCCCGAACCGAGAAGGTCGACGGAGTATTACAATACTTCTGCAACGTCGAAATTCGGGTAACGAAAAAGCTGGTCGAACAAATCAAACAAATCGAATTTGACCTTAATACTATCGTTGAAGAACGATAAAATAATAACCAATAGGAGGAACTTAAATGGGCGGCACTTGGACTATACAAAATAAAGTCATACCCGACATTTATATCAATAAGCGTACCGTCGCTGCGATACCTCTCGCCGCAGGAATACGGGGCATAGCCACTATTCCTCTTGCACTCGATTGGGGAGCGGAAGGCGAGCTAATTGAAGTGTTCGCTGCTGATTTTTTGAGCGGGGCGAGCTTGCCGCTCATCGGTTTCAGCGCGGTAGATACGGGTAAAGCGAAATTACTCCGACCGATACTCGGCGAATGTTACCTTTGCAAGGTATTTCGCCTGAACTCGGGAGGCGTAAAAGCGACGGCGACGATAGGGACGCTGACGATAACTGCCCGTCATTCGGGCGTTCTCGGAAACGCTATCCAAATCGTTATATCGGCGGTCGGAAGCCTTCGCGCGGTCGAAACCTATCTCAACGGAGAGAGGGTCGACACTCAGACCGTCGCGAATATCGGAGAGCTGGAAAGCAATCCGTACGTCATATTCTCGGGAACGGGAAGCCTCACAATCGACGCGGGAACGAGCCTCACGAGCGGTACGAACGGAACGACGGTTGAAGCAACCGCGTACACTGCGTACAAAAACCTTCTTCAGCATACCTCGTGGACGGTTGCAGCGATACCGACCTCGAACACCGCCATCAAGAAGGACATGGCGGACTTCGCCGAGGCTATGAGAGAGGAGGAGGGTAAACCCGTACAGGTTTGTATCTCCGACTATACCGTAGCCGACTACGAGGGCGTTATAACCAACTATAACTCCGCGACAATCGACGGAACTCTCTTCACAAACGAGGAAGCGACTTCGATAATTTGCGGACTTTCGGCGGGCGCTCCGATAACCCAATCCAATACGGGCCGAGTTATCCGGGGAGCGACAAACGCAACCCTTCCCCTCTCCCGGAGCGACCTCGAAAAGAAGTTGGAGGAGGGATATATTGTATTCGGAACGAACCAGGATGGAAGCGTCAAGGTCGTGCAGGATATAAACTCGCTCCACACGTTTACGGTTGAGAAAAACCGTAACTTCCGCAAAAACCGAATAATTCGTACTCTCGACGAAATTGCAGCAACGCTCACGGCGAAGTGGGAAAATGGCTACCTCGGTCGGGTTAATAACGATAGTAACGGACGCGCGATATTCCTCGCCGACGTTGTTAGCTATCTGAAAAGCCTGAACGGGTTGGCTATCCAGAACTTCAACGAGAACGAGGACGCGATTATCGCTCCGGGTATCGAACTCGACAGCGTCTTGTTAACTCTTAACATACAGCCCCTGGATTCCATGGAGAAGCTGTACGTTACGATTAACATCATAACTTAAAGGGGGTTAATAACAAATGGCCGATATTACGACAGGCGACTTCCTGTTAGGTCAGGACACCGTGAGCGGTAAAGAGGGGATTGTAACCGTAAATATCCCGGGAATTACGGATGGCCCGGTTGTTGCCGCCGAAGTAAAAAATATCACTGGAAAAGTGACAAAAACCAAGGCAAAACTCCGTACAATGGGACGGAGAGGAACCCAGTCGAAAACGACTGGTTGGGAAGGTACTGGGTCGATGACGTTCTACATGGTAACGTCCTTGTGGATGCGTCTGATGGCGATGTATACGAACGAAGGGAAGGACGTGTTTTTCGACATCCACGTTCGGAACGACGACCCGTCCTCGAATAGGGGCGCGTATCAATGCCATCTGGGTCAATGCAATATCGACGAGGTCGACGTTGCAAAATTCGACGTTGACGCCGACTATCTCGAAATTACCGTGAATTTCACGTTCTCGGAATATTCGATAGACCCGACCGCGAGCTTCAACGATAGGTTTTAATTATTCCGAAATACTCCCCCGTAGCGTAAAAGCGCGGGGGAGTTACGGAACATAAAACAAATAAAACAAAATACGGGTATAAATACCTGACGAGAGGAAAAACTCATGAACTCATTACTTTCAAAGTTTTTGGAAGCCCCGAATGTGTCAGACATCAGAGGCTCGTACCTCCTGAAACGGCTCGACGTTCCGTTTACGGTTAGCGCGATGACTGATGACCAATTTTCGGAGTACCAGAAAAGATGCACAAAGCGGGTAGGAACGGGAGCGAAAGCCGTTCTCAACTCGACCGTCGACTTCAACAAACTCAAAACCGTCATCGTAGCAGCTCACGTAGTCGAGCCGAATATTCGAGACACAAAATTCTTGAAAGACGGCGGTTGGCAAACGGCAGAGGATTTTATAGCTGCGAAATTGACCCCTGGCGAAGTCCTTGATATTTACAAGGTAATAAACGAAATATCGGGATTTGACGCAACTATGGACGAAGAGGTCGAGGACGCAAAAAACTAATAAGCAGCGACGGCGAGGCGAGTTGTCTCCAATACGCTATTTTGAATATGAACTACCGTCCGAAGGATTGGGAGGAAATGAGTCGTAAACAAAAAGCGTTCGTCGTCGCTGCTATACAGAATAAAGTCGAAGCCGAAAAGCGTGAACTTGCAAAAATTAAAAATTCGTGAGGGAAGTCGGGGGTTAATTCCCTGCTCCCTATTACATTAAAGGAGAGCGTTTCATATGGATATTCGAGCTGCGTTGCGGATGGAATCAAATATGGACGCTGTTCTCAACAATATAACCCGAGCGGGAGCTCAAACCGAGGTTCAACACAAAAAACTCGAAAACGCTCTCCGAACCCAAGATAAGGTTATCGACCATCTGACCCTTCAATATCAG